AAATCGCATTACTACGCGTACATTTTGCGAACCGTCGATGTCACCCATATCAATAACTTTAACTTCGTTCATATCATTCATTAAACCAGTCGCAAAGTATAAGTTTGAAGTTTGAGAAAGTAAAGCAGTGTTAGAAGCAAGTCCGTTAGCTAAGAATATTTTAACTCCGTCGAAATACAAGTCATTCAATACTTGGTTATTTCCTTTGTTATCGTAACCGTTAGCTCCTACTCCTGAAGCAGCGAAGCCACCTAAAGCACGAACGTAAGCTCTATAAATGTTATTTGAAACATACAAAGTTAAATCCTCTTTACCGTACAAAGCAGCTGGTAAAGCGTCAACGATAGAACCTAATTGAGCAACAACGTTAGTAGCGTCAACAGTAGTACCAGCAATTTCTTGAGCAGCAGGTAAAGCAGCATCAGTAGTTAATTGTGTCATGATACCAGCAAATTGTCCAGCCGTTGCGTTAACACCTCTCCAAATTGAAGTCTCCATCCCAGCAGCAACTTTTTCAGCAGCGTGTGCGATTAAGAAATCAGCGAATGATTTTGGCAATACATCGAATGCAGAATATCCCATTTGAATAGCATCCCAATCTTGTCTAAAATCAGATTTACACAATTGTAAGTTAACTTGAAAAGATTCAGGTTGAAGAATTTTTTCAGTTAACGTTACTGTTGAAGTAGGGTCAAAATCACAAGTTGCGTTTTTGATGATGTCATCAGTAGCTACTCGTTTGATTACTTGTTTGTACTTAACGTTAGGCATAATAGTAATACCGCCTTTCTCCAAAGTTGGAGCACTTAACAAAGCAGCAGCGATATATTTTCCAGCGAACTCACCAGCATACGTTGTAGTAATGCTTTGAGTAGTTGATAGGTTAATTTTTTCCATTTTATTTAATTTTTTATTTTATTTATACTACGGTTAAAGTAATTGCACCAGCAGAAGTACCAAGTCCGAAAACATACCAGTTTGTTCCGTCACCAACTAATTCTACAAAGTCACCGATTGTGTCAGCAGAAGCTGAAAATGTAATCGTGTTTTCGTCTGCTCCCGGTACGTTTGTACTGTTCACGATAACACCACCTTGAATTTTGCTTGTAGCCGCTTTAATCGTCCATGCAGTAGTAGCGAATAACGCACCTACTACAAACTTGTAAGATTGTCCAGCTCCATCAGCAACCGCTGGTAGTGTAATTTGCGCTCCAGCAGCAGCGTTTAAGATAAATACTTTACCGCTATCTTCAGCAGTTAAAGTTGTTGCACCTGTCAATGTTTCAATTACACCTACTTGACGTAAAGAATCATTTGAGATACTTGTTAATGTTGTACTCATTTTTTATTGTTTTTTAAATTATTACTTATTTAGTTTGTTTAAAACTGAATCCATAATGGTGCGTGGTCTTCTTGACGCAATTTTAATAGATTCTACTTTGTTTTCGTTTTCAGGGTTGAAAGAAATTGGTTTAACTTCTGAAAGTTCTACTTCTTTTTCTTCTTTCAATTTGCTTAATTCAGCTTTTAAAGTTTCGTTTTCAGATTGTAGTTTTTCGATTTCAGAAAAGAAAGTTTCTTTAACTACTGATTCGATAGTTTTTTTAGGAGCTGCTTTTGAAGTTTCCATTTCTTCTTTCTTCTCAGTTTCTACTTCTACTTCTGCTTCAGGCTCTTCTACTTCTTCTTCTTCTACTTCTTTCTCTTTAACTTCAGCAATGATTCCTTCTTCTACTACTACCAAAATACGTCCGTCTTCTAATTCGTATTCTCCAACTGGAACAGGAATTTTTTGTTCGTCTTCTGTTACGATAAAGATTTCGTTTCCTCCTTCGAACATATCAGCTTCTAAAACTGTTACACCGTCAGCTAATTTCATTTGCTCAAGTTTTACTTCCATTCCGAGCAAAGTTTTGATTTGGTTTATTAGGCTATTTTTCATTTTTATTTATATTAAAATTCATTTACTTTATCTATTGTTGCACTTAATGCTTCCCAAGATTTATTAACTTCATTATAATTAGGTATTGAAGTAGGATTAATTCCTAAGTCTTTTGCTGTTGCTTCAATCTTATTAATTAATTTTGATTGAGTATCTAAAACTGATTTACCACCTTTTGATTCAGTCTGCATTTTTTTATATGCATCTTCATATCCTTTAATTGATAGATTAATAGCATCACTTGCTTTTTGTAAAAAAACAATAGACTGCTTTAAGTCATCTGCTAAAGCTAAATTAACTTCGTGTTTTGCTAACTCTACGTTGTCAGCTCTAAATAATTTTTCGTAAATTACTTTTTTCGTATTCATAACTTATTAACTTTTAATTTTTTACTTGTTCCTTTTTTAGTTGTTTTGACGAATGATAGTTCTTACTCCGTCTATTTCTGTAATCGTTACGTTTTGTGGCGTTACACTCGCTGTTTTACCTATGCCTTGAGCTTCTAAGCTACCGTCGCAACATTTCTTTGAATATTTTCCGTCTTTACATAAACAACCCCTTTTGCCACCACGTGGACTTACTTTGCTTAGTGTTTTTTCTGACATTTTGTTTTATTTATTGTGTAACTATAATTTTTTGTAAATCTCTTGTCCATCGGTCGTTAGCAAAATACTTTTTTTGTAAATCCAATAATTGAGGAACTTCCGCTGGGGCTACTCCTAATTCGCGAGCCATATCAGTTATTTTTGTATAAGCCGTTAAATATTCTCCCTTTTCAATTTCCTTAAATTTCTTTGTAGTATCGTCTACTTTTTTATTATATTTTTTTATTTGTTCGTCTAATTGATTTTTTAAGTTAACTGTGTTTTGTAATTGGTTATCTCTAAATGAATCGAATGTTTTTAACGCTTTATCAGCTATTCCACTAAGTTCTATTTCATGCGTTGCTAACTTAACCTCGTTAGCGTTTGATTCCATCTTTGAAATCATTTTTAGAATGTTATTCATTTTTTTCATTTTTATTTATTTCTGATTTGTTCTAACTTTCTTTGCGCCCATTCAACTCCAGCGTCACCACCCCATGCAAGCCACATTAAACGTCCGCACCCGTCACCTAATTCCTTTTGGCTGTTTTCTTTGTGACGTGCAAATGAAGCCATTCGTGAAATTGTATCTTCGCTTATATTCTCACCGTTTGCTAATTGATTTGCTCTTGCTTTTCCTACGGGCGTACCACAATCACCCCAACCATTTTCCTCTGCATAACGTAAAGCTATCTTAGCATTTTCACTTGCTTCTTTTGGATAGTCGTTGTAAGTTTCTAAATTGTATTGTTCGTCTTTTAGTATTAAATCACGAATCGCTTTTATTAACCTATCATCTTCAGTTTCTTGTAAACTCATTTCGTATTTGTCTACAAAGTAACCCTCAATGCTAAATCCTTTTACTTCACCTGCTTTTACTTTATTCCAGATTTCATCGTTGTTTACTTTCATTGAAATCATCCAAGTTCCTTTAGGTAAATTGAATCCGTATTTCGCTGACTTGTCTTGTTTCTCGTCTTCAATAATCCAGCTTTCAACAACACTCATACCGTCTAACATTTTCTTTTCGTGTTCTAACGTGGCGTTGTTTTGGTTAGCTCGCATTAAAAATAACTCCGATGCTTTGCGTACCGTGTCCTCACTAAAATAAATGTAAAACTCTTTGTCTCCGTTTTTACGGTAAATCTGTTTGTTAGGAACTAAAGCCGCACCCATTAAGATACGTTTTTCTCCGTCAACTTCTTTTAGTTCAACTTCGTGTTTTTTTAAGGCTACAAAATTTTCTTCGATCGCTGGACTTTCAACAACTGAAACCGCATTGATACCGCTTTCGATTTTATTCTCGTCAATTAGCAGTTCTATAATTTCCATCTTTGCCATAACTCTTTAACTTATAATGTTGCGTTTTGTACTCTATTTCTGTCTAAACTTTGTGCGCTTGTAACCTCACCGCTTACTACATACGCCTGTACAGGCTGTTGTTGTAAAGTCGCTAATTGGTTTATTCCACTTGTGCCTATCGTGTTAAACTGTGCAGTCATTCCACCACCACCAGCCGCAGCTC